TTGGTTCGCAGCGGCGGGTTATACAAGAGGTATTGTAAATGCTGTTAAAGCGAGAAAGAAATTAACTCAAGAAGATAGAGACGTTCTATATAATGGTAGAATTAATCCTATTGCAACTTTCTCTGATGTTGGAACTGTTATTTGGGGTAATAAAACTCTTCAAATAAGAGAATCGGCTCTTGACAGAATTAACGTAAGAAGATTATTGTTACAAGCTCGTAAATTAATATCTGCAGTATCTGTTAGATTATTGTTTGAACAAAATGATGATAAAGTTAGACAAGATTTCTTAGATGCTGTTAATCCTATCTTAGATGCGATTAGAAGAGATAGAGGTTTATACGATTTCCGTGTAACCGTATCATCTGATACTGCTGATTTAGATAGAAATCAAATGACAGGTAAAATTTATATTAAACCAACCCGTAGTTTAGAATTTATAGATATAACATTCTATATTACTCCTACAGGAGCGTCATTTGAGAATATTTAATAAAATAAATTTCAAATAAAATTAAAAGGAGAGGAAACTCTCCTTTTTTTTTAATAATACAAATATTTATAATTATGAGAAAATATAAAAGATTAATAGAAGGTATTGATGATGAACATAGAACTCAAATAGGTAATACTAAATTTAATTATAAAGGTCATACTATTGTTAGTTTTGCTAAAGACCCTTTCAGATATTTTGGTGTTATGGGTGATAAACAATTTATTATTGATGCTATGATAGCTAAGCCAGGCCCTGCTTGGTCTGATTTCGTGGAATCAATTAATAACGGGTCAATTTTTTCAATTATTACTGCGAGAGCACATACTCCATCTGTAATTAAAGAAGCTTGTTATAATTTAATAATTTCTAATCATAATGGAATTAATTCAAATGAATTAGTTAAAAATTTAGAAAAATATAGAAATATTGCTGATGAAGAAATTTTATCTAAGGATGAGATGATTAAAGAATATTTAGATTTATGTAGATTCCATCCGGTGTCTTATGGAAGTGGCTCGGCAACTAACCCTGAAGAAGGTAAGATAAAGGCATTAAAAGAGTTTGTGAGTTATATTAAAGACATTTCAGGTTATATAAAAAAGAAAGCATTCTTAAAAAATAAAATCAGTAATAATTTTAATCCAATAATTGGATTTTCTGATGATGATATAAGAAACGTGGAAAAAGTTAAATCTCATTTTGAGGATGAGCCTGGAAATATTATAAGAACATATTCAACAGCCGGAGGAATTAAAAAAAGATATTAATTAATTATTTACTAGTAAAAACTAGAATAAATAAAAAATTAAAAACTAGACTAGAAAAAACTAGAATACTAGATTATAATAATAAAAAAATAATAAGTCAATAGAATAAAAACTTTTTTATTGATATTTATAATAAAATAAATAAAAGAAATAGATTAAAAAAATAATATTATGGCTGATTTACTTATGAAAATGCCGGTTCCTTATGAACCTAAAAGACAGAATAGATTTATTCTTCGTTTTGATAGTACATTAGGGATTAATGAATGGTTTGTTGAAAGTACAGCAAGACCTCATATAACAATTGCCCCTGTTGAAATTCAATTTTTAAATACTTCAACTTATGTTGCTGGTAGATTTACTTGGAGTCCAATTAGTGTTAAATTTAGAGACCCTATTGGTCCATCGGCATCACAAGCTCTTATGGAGTGGGTTCGTTTATGTGCTGAGTCAGTTACAGGTCGTATGGGTTACGCGGCGGGATACAAGAAAAATTTAGATTTAGAAATGTTAGACCCAACAGGTGTTGTTGTTGAGAAATGGATATTAGAAGGAAGTTGGTTAACTGATGTTAATTTTGATTCATTAGCTTATAATAGTGATGCTTTAGCGACTATAAGTGCTTCAATCCGTATGGATAGATGTGTTTTAGTTTACTAAAATAATACATATCCTTTACAACCAAAATAAAAATCCGTATATTTATCTTATAATAGATAAGTGTATGGATTTTCATTTTTTTTTAACTGATAATAAATCAGGGTATAAGACTACAGAAAAATGGTTAAAAGACAAAAGAAAACTTTTCAAAATAAATACAATGTTGATTTTTACCCTAATCATTCAGAATTTGTTGATAAAGTTAAAAAAAGTAAAAAGGAACGTTATGGTGATGAAACATATAATAATTTAGAAAAATCTAAAAAAACTAAAAAAGAAATATATGGTGATGAAAATTTCAATAATAAAGAAAAATATAGAGAAACTTGTTTATTAACATATGGTTCAGAAAATTATAGTAAATCAAATAATTATTTTAATCAAATAACTAAAAATTTTAAATCATTATATCCGGATATTAAATTTACTAATATTACTAAAAGTTTTGTAACAATAAAATGTGACGATTGTGGTAATGAATGTGATATTACTAAACAATTATTATATGAAAGATATAAACGGAATTATGTGGTGTGTATTAATTGTAATTCTATTGGGAGTTCATCAAGAAGTGGGTATGAAAAAGAAATATGTGATTTTTTAGATGAATATCAAATAAAATATACGACTAATGTTAAAATTGATGGTAAAAAAACTGAGATTGATATTTTTATTCCTGAATATAATATAGGGATTGAGGTAAATGGTGTTTATTGGCATAATGAATTATTTAAGTCAAATACATATCATTTAGATAAAACATTAGATTGTAAAAATAATGGTATAAGTCTTATTCATATTTTTGAAGATGAATGGTTATACAATAAAGTCATTGTTAAGTCAATATTAAAAACTAAATTAAACCTAATTACAAATAGAGTTTATGCTAGAAAATGTGAAATAAAAGAAATTAATAGTGATTTATCTAAATTTTTTTTAACTCAAAATCATATACAGGGGAATGTTAATTCTAAAGTTAGGGTTGGATTATTTTATAACGGAGACTTAGTATCATTGATGACATTCTCAAGGGGTAGAATAATTATGGGAGGTAAAAAAGATGAATGGGAATTAAATAGATTTTGTAATTTAAATAATTATAATGTTATTGGTTCGGCGTCTAAGTTATTACAATATTTTATTAAAAAATATGAACCAAATATTATAGTTTCTTATTCCGATATTAGGTTATTTGATGGTGGAATGTATGAAAAAATTGGGTTTAAAAAAATCTCTCAATCTAAACCTAACTATTGGTATGTATTAGGGGATATACGAAGACATAGATTTAGTTATACTAAATCAAAATTAGTTAAGGAGGGTTATGATGAAAATAAAACAGAACGTCAAATAATGTTGGATAGGAAAATTTATAGAATTTATGATTGTGGTAATATTAGGTGGGAATATAAAAATTAACTCTTTATTTAAGGGATATCTGACGTATCTTTATGTATAAAAGTTTAATTATATGGAACAAGATATTATAGATGCGGGAACACAAAATTTTAGTTTACCTCACGATGTTATTACTTTACCTAGTGGTGGGGTATTTTATAAATCAAAGAAAAAATCAATTAAAGTTGGTTATCTGACAGCTAATGATGAGAACTTCTTATTAAGTTCAACTCAAGGAGGTAAAGATAATATCATATTAACTTTATTACGGAATAAAGTGTATGAACATGATTTAAGACCTGAAGAATTATTAGAAGGTGATATTGAGACTATCTTAATCTTTTTAAGAAACACATCATTTGGTTCTGAATATGAATTAACTTTAACTGACCCTAAAACGGGTAAATTATTTAATCATACTATAGTTTTAGATGAGTTAAATATTAAGAAAACTCAAGTAACTCCAGATGAAAACGGTTTATTTTCAACCAAACTACCAAAATCTGAAATTGAGGTTAAGTTAAAACCTTTAACTTTTTATGATACATTAGAGATTGATAGAATGTCGGAACAATATCCTGCTGGTAGAATTGCACCTAAAATCACTTGGAGATTAACTAAACAAATAGTTGAAGTTAATGGGGAAAGAGATAAAGGTTATATTTCTAGATTTGTTGAATCATTACCGATAATGGATTCAAAATACATTCGTAATTTTATTAAAGAAAATCAACCATCATTAGACTTAACAAGAACAGCAGTAGCCCCATCAGGAGAATTGGTATCATTTGAGATTACCTTTGGGGTGGAGTTTTTTCGGCCTTTCTTCTAATTACAGACAATTTCTGATGGAAGAATATTATTTGATGTCAAAATTTATAAGGACATCATATAATGATTTTAATAATATGCCGACGTATGTAAGGAAATTTTTAATAAATAGAATAATTGAGGATAATACACCAAAAGACTAAAAAAGTTCATTTTGGTGTATTTATATTTTAAA